TCCAAAAAAGCAATTGTCAACGACTATGGGCAATTATTCCCATTTGAAGCGAAACGAGAGGAGATGACGAAGAAGTCACTGAAAGACTTCGAGCTCCTGAATGGTAGCAAGATTATGAGTAAATCCCTCGGTCAGACACTTCGAGGAGCGAACTCAGATGTATGAGAGACACCGCAAAGACCTACACTGCTAATTCTTGATGACATCGACACGGACTCATCTGTGAAAAACTCCGATATTATCAAAGAGAACGAACGCAAGATTTTGTGAGAAACAATAGGAGCACTTGACCCACTCCGAAGGCGTGTAATTTTTCTCGGGAATGTGATCCTAGAGGATGGAGTAGTTCCAAGATTTTGCGATTCGTTTGAGAAATCGAATTTTTGGAAAATATTCTCTCAACCACTCATTACAGAGGATGGAGTGAATGTGTGGCCAGAAGTATTCACAGAAGACATAGTGAATCAACTGGAGGATGATGGAGAGATTGCGTTCAATCAGAATTATAAGCTGATTCCGTACATGAACGGGCAGAAAATCATCAAGAAAAGCCAAATACTGCACGCAAGTGAATGGCCTGATGATTCCGTGGTCTATATCGGTATCGACCCAGCTTTCTCGCTAAAAACAAACTCAGACTCACTTGCAGTCGTTGTCACTGCACATTTCGGAGAGGAGCGATTCATTATTGATGCATTCGAATTTGAGTGAGAGGACAAGAATGAAGTGAAAGTTGTCGATTTTGTTTTCAATCTTTATCACAAATACAACGCGCAAGCAATCAACATTGAAACAAACAATGGAGGACAGATTATCGGGCGGGCATTACAAGATAAAGAACTCATCGTGAACTTTATATCGGCAAAAAAAGACAAGGTGGAAAGACTGCGAGAGCACGAGGGAAGATTCACACGACAGCGCGTGTTCTTTATCGAATGAACTGAAACACTCCAGGAGCAATTATTGAAATTCCCGACAAAATGAGTCAAAGATGACTTGGTGGATGCAATGGTATACTCGATGAACACTTCGGGTGTTATCTACTCCGTTGTATAACTTTTGTTTTTTGATAAAATCAAGAAAAATAATCCAAATTTATGAGAATATTCTGATTTGAAATTAAGGCGAGCAAGAACTGATTGTCGCCATCAGGAACGGGAACAGGTGTAGCACTCTCAACTGGATGGGTATCTCCAGATGGGAAAGCATACTACGAGAACGGGAACATCGCAGCATGATTCCAGACTTACTATTACATGGCTCGAATTAACGCGGACATTGTATCGTGTATTCGAGAACTCGACCAGACAGCTGCAAAGGGTGGATGGTATCTTGCAAAGAAATTCCAAACAGGAAATCGGGAAATACCAAGGAGTGAAACAAACGATATGTACTATGCATTCGATGCAGGAAGCGGATGATTTGACCACCTGAAGAGACAGATCATCTACAACCTCACAGTATCCGGGAACTGCTTCATTATGAAGCGCAGGAACGAAGCAGGAAAAGTCGTTGGATACCAGGTACTGAACACTCGAGATGTGAGCATTCGAGCCACTACAGACTTCCAAATTATCGGATACAATGTCCGACTCCCAAAGCGAACACAAGAGCTCCAACTGGGTGCAGATGATGTTCTCCATGTCGGGATGACACTCGACCAAGATGACGGGATTTTCTTCATGAGTCCGCTCGAATCTGTTCGGCTTGATGTGTTATGAGATGAGCAAGCAAACCGAATGAACTATGAATACTTCTTCACGTCAGGACTTCCTCCAGCCATATACAAATTCGCACCAGGAACACCTGAGCGAGTTATGCAGGAAATCATCGACAAAGTGCGCAATCAACTCAAATGAGGAGCAAACAAGCACCGCGTAATAGGTACACAGGGGATAGAGTCGATAGAGAAAGTTTCAGACGGTGGCGCGGACATGCAGAACACTGAAAGGCGCAAGTATGCAACGGAAAAGATATGTGCAGTGCTTGGAGTCCCTAAAGTCCAACTCGGGTACACTGAATGAGTCAATTTCTCAAATGCAACCCAGCAATACACGAAGTTCATAGAGAACACTATCAGACCACTCGAAAAGTGGCTAAAGAGTGTTTTTGATACTCTTATTTTGGAAGATTTTGCAGAAACAAAAATCGAGTTTCTTATCAATGACACTCACATTGATGACATCGAACAGAAATCCAAAATAGCTCAAAGCAATGTATCCCAGGGGGTATGGACACCTAATGAGGCGCGCCAATACATCGGATATGACATCTACGAAGACCCTCTCGCAGACTCTCTATTTGTTCCAAGCGGAAGAATGCCACTCGAGCAAATTCCCGCAGAAATCCCACCAGAAGACCTCACTAATCCAGTATAATAATGAGAACAGAGGATGAGAAGTACATGATCACCCAAGAGTGAATCCTAGCACGAGACATCTACAAGATTTTCAAAAAGCAAAAAGAAGAGTTCGCGAAAATGCTGGAGGAGCGAGACCGCTCCAAAAGCTTCGTGGATGATTTTTTTGATTCAATCCGGGAAGAAGTCCCGAACTACTTATTCATAGCTCTCCCAAAAATCATCAAGCGATGAGCTGCAGGGCCAATCAAACGATTTGCAAAATTCCTGCCTGAATGATACGCAATTAGATTCGATATTGACTCATCTCCTGCGGTCAAATATCTCACAGACATGAGAGAACTTCACCTATCACAGCGACAAGGCTCAATATCAAAAACAACTCTTGCAGAGCTCAAAGACATCATTGCAAAGTGAGTGGATGAGTGATTATCTTACACACAGGTGGCGAAGCAAATTCGGGAGACAGATCCATTTGTATTTTCAAAATCACGGTCAAAGTTGATAGCCGTGAATGAAATCGGGCGAGCTTATTGATTTTGAAGCTTCGAGCCATCTCGAGTGCTTGCAGAGGAAGAGTGATACATTATGGAAAAACTATGGCAGACAAGCCACGATGACAAGGTGCGAAAGAGACACACGATGAACGAGTCAGCTGGATGGATACCGCTCAAGAATCAGTTCCCAGGAACATGAGACCAGTATGCACCAAGCACGATTGACATCAGGTGCAGATGTACAAGCACAACAAGAATAGTAGGGGTCAAGTGATGTGTACTTGAATCGGTAGCACATAAATACCCATGAATTCCAACGATTAAAGCGCTTTCTCCAGTATGGAATTCGAAACCATTTTGAATGGTAAATGGTAATTGGATAACAAGAATACGAGAGAAGTAAAAAACGCATTCTTTGACACTTACAAACCACTGCTATAATTCATAAGTAAATCATAACAACTAAGAAATGAAAACAGCACTCCAACTCCTGCTTGAGAAGTCTATTGAGAGCGGCAAAAACATTGCCATCCAAAAAAAGATGAGTTTCCAAGTGGAAATAAAAGAAGATGATATCGCAACAGAGGAAACGAGCCTAGTCATTACTGGTATGGCATCAACTCCAGATATCGACCGATATGACGACATCGTTCATCCTATGGCCTTCGCAAAGTCACTTGAACAATATCTCAAGAATCCGCAAGTCCTCCTCCAGCACAACCACGACAAGCCAATCGGGGTAACCGAAGAGGCAACAATCGGAGTCACAGAGGGGCTCAAAGTGAAGTGTCGCATATCTATCAACGAAGACAATGTTTTTGATAAAATCAAGAACGGAGTCATGCGAGCATTCTCAATTGGATTTATGGTCAAGGCTTACCAATGGCAGACTATTGAATGAAAAGAGATCAGAGTCATCACAGAGCTTGATTTGATTGAAATCTCAGTCGTTGCAGTTCCTGCAAATCCGAAGTGCTTATTCACAATGGAAAAGAGTTTAAAATCTCTATTTATTGAATCAAAAAGCGCAGAAGATGAGCCAAATGACGACCAAACAGACACTTCCTTGACGGAATCGCAAGAATCGCAACAATGAGAGGGACAAGGAAAAACGGAGGGAGAAGCGGGTGGAATTACCCCAAAAACAGCCGAATCCGAGGACGAGCAAGGAGATGAAGGCACTCCACCAGAGGCAAGTGAAACACCTAGTTCTCTATCAGAAGATGAAGTGAAACGAATCGTGAGTGAAGCAACAGCGCCAATTCTTGCAACTGTATCAGCTCTAAAGAGCCAAATCAGCGACTTAGAAGCGAAGATGATAGATACAAGCGATACCGCAAAGCAAGCACTCATAAACACA